TGAAGAGTTTAAAACTATTCTGAAACTTTTAGATTTCAATTCTAAAGGTCATGATATTTTTAAGCGATGGTATGTTGATGGTAGAATTCCTTACCAAAAGATTGTTGATGTCAACAAATCTAAACAAGGAATAGTTGAATTAAGATATATTGACCCAAGAAAGATCAAAAAGGTCCGTAAGGTCAATAAGAAAAAAGACCAGAAAACTGGCGTAGATATCATTACAGATATAGAAGAGTTTTATATCTTTAATGATAAAGGTGTTCTACAAGCTACAAACTATACACCTGGCCAAAATAATAATGTAATTAGAATTGAAAAAGATTCTATTGCTTATTGCACAAGTGGCATTATTGACTTTGACAAGAACATGGTTCTAGGTCATTTGCAAAAGGTTATTAAGGTTGTTAATCAACTTAGAATGGTTGAAGACAGCTTGGTCATTTATAGAATGACCCGTGCACCAGAACGAAGAATTTTTTATATTGACGTTGGTAACTTACCTAAGGCTAAGGCTGAACAATACGTCAAGAGTATTATGGATCGTTACAGAAACAAAGTGACTTATGACGCCAGCACTGGTGAAATAAGAGACGAAAAGAAAACAATGAGCATGCTAGAAGATTTCTGGATGCCAAGACGTGAAGGTGGTAAGGGTACTGAGATCACTACATTAGATGGTGGTCAGAACTTAGGTGAGATCAACGATATTAACTATTTCCAAAATAAGTTATATCAAGCTCTCAATGTTCCACTATCACGTATGAAACCTGATACAGGAATGAACTTTGGTCGTCAGGCAGAGATTACTCGCGACGAATTGAAGTTTAGTAAGTTTGTTAGTCGGTTGAGAAAGAAATTCTCAGAACTATTTGACGACTTATTAAAGACTCAACTTATTCTAAAAAATATTATGAGTGAGCAAGATTGGGAAGCTATCCGTGAGGACGTATTCTATCAATTTGCTCAAGATAGTTATTTAACAGAAGCTAAAGAAGCTGAGATTCTAAGAAACAGAGTTGACTTAATGAATCAAGTTAATCCTTATATTGGAACTTACTTTAGTAGAGAGTTTATCTATCGTGACATTTTAAAGATGGACGAAGATGATATTGCTAAGGTTAGAAAAGAAATTGAGGACGATGCTGAGTTACAGCAACAAATGCAGGCTCAAGCTGAGGGACCAGGAACATTACAAGCAGCTCAGCTAACAAGGCAAATTAGTCAACCAAGAGAAGAAGTTGAACTTGACGTTATAAATAAAATTAGTTTATTAAATTCAGGAGTGAATAAATGAGTGACTTAGTTAAGGATATGCTAGACGACGTTATTATGGATAACAATGCAGATGCTGAAACAAACTTTAGAGATGTCATGGCAGCTAAAATGACAGACGCTTTAGATCAAAGAAAAATAGAAATAGCACAAAGCATGGGAGCTAATAATGCAGAAGTTCAAGACAATTAGAGAGGCGATGACTATGTCGCCATACGCTATTGGTATGGCACAAGCTAAGAAGATGTATGGTTACGGTAGTGGACCAGCTACAGATCTTCCTAAAAAAGTTATCAAGAAAGCTCACGATATTGCAAAGCGAGTTAAGGCTAATGAGTCATTCGAAGACTTAGTTGCTGAGTCTGTTGATCTTACTGATAAACAAGATACAGATAAAGGCGTTACCTATAAAGGTATGGGAACTGACGTAGTTAATAAAAAGAAAAAACTAAACCCAACTACTCCTTTAACACAAAAAGACAGACAAGTTAAAGATTACATGGAAGAAGTAGAAGGTTTAGATGAAAACAAAACATTTAATACAGATTCCGGTACAGCTAAAATATCTGATACGCATGTTCATTTTGATAATTCTGGATACACTCAAAAATTTTCACATCCAGAAATACACAAAATGATTAAGGGTGGTAAGGTTAGAGGGTTTTACAAGGATAAAGAATATTCAACTTCTGACACTCACGTTTTTACAAATAACGAAGAAGATCACTATCTTCCAGCCAAAGCTGTAAAACACATTAAAGAGTCATATTTAGATGAGTTATCTAAAAAGACTTTAGGTTCTTATGTTAATCGTTCAGCTAATCAAGCTATTATTAAAAGTTTAGCAAATCCTAAAGATGATTCTGATGATATGAAGACTATTGACAAACGTGAAAAAGGTATTAGATTAGCAACATCAAAACTTGCTAAAGAAGATATTGAACAAGTTGATGAATTATCTAAGAAGACTCTACACTCATATGTAAACAAAGCTGCATTTGATGTTGGCTCTAACGCTCATGCAGTAGCTTCAGCTGGTTCAAATGTTGGTAAAATAATAAAGCCACTTGACCAACTTAATAAACGATTAAGAGGTATTGACAAAGCAGCTGGTAAGATGGCTAAAGAAGAAGTTGAAGAGATAGATGAATTATCTAAGGCTACATTAGGTTCTTATGTTAAAAAAGCTCATCGTCAAGCTGTAGATTTGCAAAGAAAACAAACTAATTATGAAAGAATTGCAAATGACGACGACGAAGATCCTAGAGCACAAAAAGTATATACACACATGGCTAATAAAGCTGATGTTAAGCGTGCTACTAGAACTATTGGGTTACAAAAAGCTGTTGCTAAGCTAACAAAAGAAGAAGTGTTAGATGAAATTTCTAAAAAGACTTTAGGTTCTTATATTAAAGGTGCCGCCAATGATATGACAAATCGTGAAGTTCGTATTGATAGAGCATTTCAAAAAGATCCTTCTGGCCCAAGAGATGTTAAGCAAGCTTTTGATAAACAAAAAAAAAGATATGTTGGTATAGATAAGGCTATTAGTAAATTAACAAAAGAAGATATTGAAGAGATTGATGAGTTAAGTAGAAATACTATGTCATCATATGTAAGCAAAGCATCCGATGCAAGTAAGTACAAAGGAATGTCTACATCAAAAGTTGACAAGCGTTACTCTGGAGTCGCTCAAGCTTCTAAAAAACTAGACAAAATGAACCAATCTGCTAGCAACATGGCTAATGAAGCTAAAGAAGAAATGCCAACTGGTATTAAGATCTATCACAAAAATAAAGATACTGGTAAAGAAGGATATGCTATTCAATTTACAGTAAAAAATGCTCAGGCACACATTAAAGATTTAAAGAAAGCTGGTCATGCAGTAACTGGTAAAGCTCTTATGTATGGTGCTAAAGAAGGCCCACGTAAAGCTATGGCAGAAGAAAAGCTTGACGAACTTAAAAAGTCTACCTACGGAGACTACATTAACAAAGCTTCAAGAAGTTTAAGAGCTTCTGCATCCATCAGAAAAGATTTTGAAAGAGATGCTGATCAAGACGTGAATCGTGCTTACAAGAAAGGCACTGAACCAGAAGAAAAAGAAAGACATTTAAAGAACTACGAAGTAAACAAAGGATTAGCTGCAGACTTTGCTAAGGATTCTGAAAAGAGACTTGCAGGTATTAGTAGAGCTACCAAGAAATTAACAAAATAATCGGAGTAATATATGGCCGTACAATACAACATAATTAAAAACGATCGCCAACGTGCAGTATTGCATTTTTATGCCAGCGCCAACAATGATAGCGCTACAGTTACTTTACTAAGTCTACGAAGAGCCGAAGAGATTGCCTTTTCTACAACCAGTGAATTAACAGTAAACATTGCCAGTGCTTATGCAAACTCATCAACAGATTCAAACAGTAGTATTACAGTACGCCGTGGAAATTCAAGCGGAACAGTAGTACTAGATCTACATGGATTTACAGAATATCCAGGCGGTCAACAAATGCCTACCATTGATCTCAACAATACCAGCAGCATTCATGTAACATTCGAAGCGCCTGGTATGTTGGTTCTAGATGTTAGAAAAGTAGCTGGCTATGCTGGTCCTAATACAAACGTAGGAGTATAACGTGAAACTTATTACAGAAACCATACAAGATATTAGAGTTATTAAAGAAGCCAAAGAAGAAGGTGGCAAAAACTACTATATCGAGGGTCCTTTCTTACAAACAGAGATAAAAAACCGTAATGGTCGTGTTTATCCTAAAGCTGTTATGGAGAAAGAAGTAAATCGCTACATTAAAGAATATGTCGACACAAAAAGAGCACTAGGCGAACTTGGTCATCCAGAAGGTCCTAGCATTAATCTTGATCGTGTTAGTCACATGATTGTTAGCCTTAAAGAAGAAGGTAACAATTACATCGGTCGTGCCAAGATCATGACTGAAACTCCAATGGGCAGAATCGTTAAGAATCTTATCGATGAAGGTGTCCAATTAGGAGTTAGTTCTCGTGGAATGGGTAGTTTGAAATTGAATAAAGATGGTATCAACGAAGTTCAAGACGACTTCTATTTAGCAACAGCTGGCGACATCGTATCAGATCCATCAGCCCCAGACGCGTTTGTGCGCGGTATTATGGAAGGCAAAGAATGGATGATGGTTGAAGGTCGATTTGTAGAACGTCACCACGACGAAGTGCGTTACGCTATCAGCAATGCAAAGTCAAAAGATCTTGAAGCTGTTAAGTTACATGTTTTTGAAAGTTTTATTAATCAAATATCGAAATAGTATAAATATTAGAAAACCCGTTTTAGGAGACCTTAAAATGTCATTAGAAACAAAAATTCGTGAGCTCATGGAGGCTAAAAAAGCTAAAGCTAAGCAATTAGATGAAGCTCTTGGCCAAGAGGGTGCTGTTATGCAAGGCAGCTCTGAAAAAGCTCAATATACTGAAATTGATCCACATTCTGGTGCTGCAGTTAATCCAGAGGATTCTACTATTAAGAAAGGTGCGCCAGAAGCTCAAGTTAATCAAGGCTCAAGCGAAAAAGCATCTTATACAGAACAAGATCCACATAATGCACAAGCAGTAACATCAGCTCAAGCAGTTCAAAAAGGTCAAGGCGCAGGCCAAGCACCTAATTTTGAAGCTGGAGTAGATACCGCTTCTGTTGTTAATCAAGCAAACAGTGCTGGCAATGTTAAAAAAGAAGCTGTAGATACAGATTCTGAAACTGCTATCACAGAAGAAGATTTAGACAATATCGAAGAAGTGATTGCTGAAGTTCCAGCAGAGCCACGTAAGATCGACATGAAAATGGAAGATTTACGTAAAGATATTGAATCTGTGTTTGCAGCAGATACTAATTTATCAGAAGAGTTTAAATCTCAAGCTGGTAAGATTTTTGAAGCGGCAGTTATTGCTCGCGTCAATAGCGAAGTCGAAGCTATCACAGCTGAATTGCATGAACAAAATGCAAATGACTTTGAAGAGCTCAAAGAAGGTCTTGTAGAGAAGGTTGATTCATATCTAAATTATGTTGTAGAACAATGGATGAAGGACAATGAGATTGAAGTGGAAAATGGTCTTCGTGCAGAAGTTGCTGAAGATTTCATGATTGGTTTAAAGAATCTTTTCCAAGAGCATTACTTTGAAGTACCAGAAGATAAAGTTGACGTCTTAGAAGACATGTCTACTAAGGTTGACGAAATCACTGGCCGTTTAGATGAAACTATCGAGGCTAACATTCAATTGAAAGCCGAACTAGACGAAATCAAACGTAATAGAATTATTGAACAAGCGTGTCATGATCTCACAGCTACGGATGCTGAGAAAATGGCTAAGCTTTTAGAAGGCGTAGATTTTGACAACGAAGACCTCTTCATTGAAAAGGTAAAAGTTGTTAAAGAAAATCATTTCTCTAAAGCAGCTCCATCTAGCCCAGAAAAAATGTTAGAAGAGTCAGCACAAATTGGAAATGATCCAGCAGCTACAAAAGAAGTACCATCACAAGTAAAACACTATGTAGATGCGCTTTCTAGAACAGCAAAAGTTAAACATTTATAAATAATAGAATCAACAATTCCTTCAGGAGAAAAACTAACATGTTGACAGAACAAATTCAACAAAAGTGGCAAGCAGTGGTTGAACACCCTGACTTACCAGAAATTAAAGATGCTTACAAAAAGCATGTAACAACAGTTCTTTTAGAGAACCAAGAAAAGGCTCTTATCGAAGAAAAATCAGCTTTATGGGAAGCTACTCCAGCTAACGCTATGGGTGGTGGTTTTTCAGGTCAAGTTAACTCACCAGCAAACAGCAACTTAGCAGGTTATGATCCAATCTTAATCTCTTTAGTTCGCCGTGCAATGCCTAACTTAATGGCATATGACGTTTGCGGTGTACAACCAATGACAGGCCCAACTGGTTTGATCTTCGCTATGAAATCAAACTATACATCACAAGGTAATACAGAAGCGTTATTTAACGAAGCTGATACAGACTTTGCTGGTTCTTCAATCACAGCTCACGCTGGTTCAAACCCAGTAGCTTCACCATATACAACTGGTGTTGGTATTGCTACAGGTGACGCAGAACAATTGGGTGATACATACGCTTTCGGCGAAATGGCATTCTCAATTGAGAAAACAACTGTGGCTGCTAAGACACGTGGTCTTAAAGCTCAATACACAGTTGAATTAGCACAAGACTTGAAAGCAGTACACGGTCTTGACGCAGAAGGTGAATTATCAAATATTCTTTCACAAGAAATTTTATTTGAAATCAACCGCGAAGTTATTCGTACAATCTACTCTGCAGCTCAACCTGGTGCACAAACTGGTGCTACAACAACATTTGGTGTATTTGACTTAGATACAGATGCTAACGGTCGTTGGTCAGTAGAACGCTTCAAAGGCTTACTATTCCAAATCGAACGTGATTGCAACAGTATTGCTCAAACAACACGTAGAGGCAAAGGTAACATTCTAATCGTATCAGCAGACGTTGCATCAGCATTGTCAATGGCTGGTATCTTAGATTACACACCTGCTCTATCAACTTCACTTAACGTTGACGACACAGGCAATACATTTGCTGGTGTATTAAATGGTAAGATTAAAGTTTATGTGGATCCATATTCAGCTAACTTGAATACAGCTTCACAATTCTACGTAGCTGGTTATAAAGGTACATCACCATATGACGCAGGTATGTTCTATTGCCCATACGTTCCATTACAAATGGTTCGTGCAGTAGATCCAGCAACATTCCAACCTAAAATTGGATTCAAGACACGTTATGGTTTAGTTACTAACCCATTCACAAGTCTAACAGCTGGTACAAATACATACTACAGACGCGTTCGTGTTACAAACTTAATGTAATAGTTAGGTTAGTAGTAGGTAAAAATGGGAAAAGGAGGCTTCGGTCTCCTTTTTCTTTTCCTATAAATATAGTTTAAGGGTCTATGGTCATAATGGAGCCTCACCGTGAATTAAATACTAGGTCAAGTGTTTTGACAACAATTATTGGAAAATAAATGAGTACAACGACAACAAGATTTACAGCTACATCGAGCTTCTCTGCAATATACGAGGCTGATAACAGTATCAACACAAATTACTTAAAGCCTAATAGTTTTAAGTTTATGGTAGCTAAACTTCCTAATGTAACCTATACATGTCAGAGCGCTAACTTGCCTCCTGTCCAATTAGGCAATGCTTTACAACAAAGTTCGTTTGTAGATATTCCTCATCCAGGAGATAAATTAGTATTTGGCGACTTCACAATTAGATTTTTAATTAATGAAGATATGTCAAACTATAAAGAGCTTTATGATTGGTTAGTTAGTATGGGTGTACCATCAAGTGGTAATCAATATAGAACTCTTGGCAATAGAGCTTCAGCATTTGATACTGACAAGTATCAAGCTCTCTTTAGTGATGCATCGCTTGTTATTCTTAACAGTAACAACAACCCCGTAGTAAGATTAAGCTTCCAAGATTTATTTCCAGTTGGATTAGAAGGTTTAGACTTTGATCTAACAACACAAGGAATGGAATATTTTGTAGGGATTGCCTCTTTCAAATATAAATTGTTCACAATCGAACAATACTAGTTGAACCATTTATATTATTCATTATAATAGCTAGTATCCGTCGTAATGTCGGATATTATACGTTATAATAGGTGATATGAAATTAACTGATCTACAAGAAGAATGGAAGAAAGATTCTGTCATTAGTGAGACCGATTTAGGATCGGAATCAGTTAAGACAGCAAAACTTCATTCCAAATATTTAACTCTCCTATCCAATACAAGACTTCAAGTTCGTAAGTCCGAATCTGATTATCTTTTATTGAGAAGAGTGAAGTATCGTTACTATCGAGGTGAACTCGACCAGAATGAGTTGGATGCCAAAGGATGGGACCAATGGCAAGGAATAAAACCCATTAAGAGTGAAATGGATGAATTCCTATCAACGGATCAAGATCTAATCCAATTGCAGGATAAGATTGAGTATCTTAAGACGGTCATGTATGCACTAGAAAGCATACTAAAGAGTTTAAATACAAGAACATGGGACATTAAAGGGGCAATAGAGTGGACGAAATTTACTAATGGCCTCATGTAATGTCCGACATATCAGTTAAGTTCAAAGATCACGTCCATGCTCGTATTGATACCGATCCTGGTATCATGCAAGAGCTTTCAGACTACTTTACATTCGAGCAGCCAGGAGCTAGGTTCATGCCTCAGTTCAAGGCTAAGCTGTGGGATGGAAAAGTTAGACTCTATAATATGTTTACAAGAGAGCTTTATGTAGGCCTGGTTCCATATGTAGAATTATTTGCAACAACTATGCAATACTCAATCGATCTTTCTGAATGGAAGAAGTCTTACAAAGAAGATAGATACGATAAAGATACAACACTGGAGTATGTTAAAAAATTAAACCTCCATGGGCACGGTAAGCCAATTGAAATCAGAGACTATCAAGTTGAAGCTGTTGATAGAAGTATAAATGACTTACGAACTCTTCTATTAAGTCCAACAGGATCAGGCAAGAGTTTAATCATTTACAGTCTTGTTAGATACCACCTAGAAAAGAATAGACCTCAGTTAATCTTAGTCCCAACCACATCTCTTGTTGAACAGCTCTTTGCTGACTTCCAAGATTACAGCTCTGCTAATGGATGGAAGACATCAGACTATGTCCATCGTATCTATGCTGGACATGATAAAAGTTTAAACTATCCAGTTGTAATTAGTACTTGGCAAAGTTTATACAAACTACCAAAACAATTCTTTAGTAGGTTTGAAGTTGTCTATGGAGATGAGGCACATTTATTCAAAGCTAAGAGTCTAACTTCTATATTAAATAAGATGCCACAATGTAGAAGAAGGATAGGCACAACAGGAACACTAGATGGAACACAAACACATAAACTAGTCTTAGAAGGATTATTTGGTCCTGTTCATAAAGTGACTACCACAAAGAATCTAATTAAGAATAAACAATTAGCTGATTTAGATATCAGCTGCATTATATTAGAACACAAAGAAGAGCATAGAAAGATAGCAAGAGCATTTACATATCATGACGAAATGGACTTTCTAACTCAACATGAAAAACGAAATACATTTATTAGAAACCTAGCTTTAAAACAAACGGGGAATACTTTGATCTTATTTCAATTTGTAGAGAAGCACGGTAAAGCTCTTCATGCCGACATTGAATCTAAAGCTGAGGAGGGTAGAAAGATTTTCTTTGTTCATGGTAGTACTGATACAGCAAGTCGTGAAGAAGTAAGACGCATCACTGAGAAAGAAGACAATGCTATTATCGTAGCTTCTTTTGGAACATTTTCAACTGGTATAAATATTAGAAACCTACATAATGTTATCTTTGCTAGTCCTTCTAAGAGTCGTATTAGGAACTTACAAAGTATCGGACGTGGGTTGCGAACAAGTGAAACTAAAGATCGTTGTAAGTTATATGACATAGGTGATGACTTAAGCTGGAAAGCTAAAAAGAACTTCACTCTCCTACATATGGCTGAACGTATCAAAATATATAATGATGAACATTTTGATTATAAAATAATTAAGGTCCCACTCTAATGCAATTTATTTCTCTTAAGCTCATCACAGGTGAAGTTATAGCTTGTGGTATTGACGAACCTTTAAATGATGAAACTCTCACCACTAAAAAGTTTGTCAAATTAGATAAGCCTGTTTTATTTTCAAATTTTAAGTTTGTAGATAACACAGGACAGGTTATTGAGACAGTAAGTATGTCTCCATTTAACCCCGTCTCTACCGATCTTACATACACACTGAAGACAAACTGTATTATGTCAGTAAACAGCATTAAACCTTCTGCACTAGAAAGATATAATCAATACAAAGATATTATGCACATCGATAGAAAAGATGTTCCGTATCTCAGTCTTGAATTAAATTCCGAAGAGCCAGAAGACGAAGAGGAAGATAGTATTTTAAATTATGTTCACCCCAATAAAGGAACGAAGTTACATTGATTATGGAAAACCAACCTAAGCTTAAACAACCTACACATTATGTCAACAACGCTGAATTTCTAGCAGCTCTTCTAGAACACAGAGAAAAAGTGACAAAAGCAAGGTCAGAAGGAAAAGAACCACCACCGATTACTAACTACATTGGTGATTGTTTTATTCAAATTGCAAAGCATTTATCTTACAAAAGTAACTTTATTAACTACTCCTACAAAGATGAAATGATATCAGATGGAATCGAAAACTGTCTAGCTGTTGTTCATAACTTTGATCCAGCTAAAAGTAAAAACCCATTTGCATACTTTACACAAATTATATTCTATGCTTTTGTTAGACGTATCATCAAAGAAAAGAAACAGATGACGACTAAGTTTAGGTATATCGATCAACTTGATATAAACGAACTTGTTATCCAAGAACATGATAATGGTGAATTCCAAAATCAATTCCTAGAGTTTTTAAAGACACAACTTGATCAATATGATTACGAGAAAGTAGCTTCTACTGTTGTTAAGAAAACAGAGGAGATTTTGAAAGAAGACATTGATCCAGAAGAAGAAAATTAGTATTATTAATCTTTATTATTAGAAAGTACATTATGGCAAAAACACATCGCTATTCAGAAATATTTTATTCATTCCAAGGTGAAGCTGAAATGGCTGGTAAGCCAACGGTTTGGCTAAGATTCTTTGGCTGTAACCTTGAGTGTAATGGGTTTGGTCAAGATAAACCGATGGAACCTGATACTCATATCCTACCATACAAAGACTTCGATCTATCCAACGTAGAAAAGTTAGAAGACCTACCAGTCTGGAATTATGGTTGTGACTCATCATATTCATGGTCTGCTAAGTATAAAAAGTTAGTTCATAATGATACTGTAGAAGACATTGTGACAAAACTTACCGATCTAATGAAGAGTGAAAGCAATCCTCATGGAGAGTTTATTCATCCAGTTACAAATCAAGATACTCAATTAGCTTTTACTGGTGGCGAGCCTATGCTTAACCAACAAGCTATGATTGATATTGTGAAAGAATTTGAAAAACGATTCAATAAACCTCGTTGCATTACAGTAGAGACAAATGCTACTAAACCAATCAGTCCTGAGTTGAAAACCTTTATCGAAGAAGAATATGTTAGCGAATGGGGTTATAGATGGCATTGGGCAATGTCACCTAAACTATTTTCTGTGTCAGGTGAGAAAGACGCTGTTATTGCTGACCGTATAAAAGAATACATGACGACTCAAGGATGTTCTGGTATTATAAAATTTGTTGCTAATGGCACAAAAGACTGCTGGGATGAAATTGAATTCTATCAATACAACATCTATGAATTCTTTAAAGAAGATGCAATGTATCCACCAGAAATGTGGATCATGCCAGTCGGTGCCACTAAGGATCAACAAGAGTTACCAACGGTAGCAGATATTGCTATGGATGCTATGAAAAAAGGTTATAATGTAGCAACACGTAACCATTGTTATGTATTTGGTAATGTTATCGGTAAATAAAGAAAGAAGGAATAATGGATTCAAAATATAAATTGAGTGAAGAAATTCGTAATAACTTGAAAGCTAGAAACAAACGCTTTTGGGCTGGTGATAATATTTCTGAGTATATGACAGACGATATCAAAGAAAGATTAATTGATGAAGCCACAATAGCTTTTGAGAATGTTCTTGATACATTACTCATTGATCGCGAGAATGATCCTAATAGTAAAGGAACAGCTCGTCGCCTAGCTAAGATGTATTACAATGAGATTATGGCAGGTCGATATGAACCAGCACCTGAAGCTACAGCATTCCCTAACGACTCAGATGATAGATATGAAGGTATGTTAGTTGTGAGATCAGAGTTACGTTCTATGTGTAGTCATCACCATCAGCCAGTAAGTGGTGTAGCTTATATTGGTATTATTGCTGCACAAAAATTAATAGGACTATCAAAGTACACTCGTATAGCTCAATGGTGTGCTCGTCGTGGTACATTACAAGAAGAGTTAGCTAATGATATTGCTCGCGAGATTATGAAGGCAACAGGATCAGAACATGTTGGTGTTTACATTCAAGCTACTCATGGTTGCTGTGAGAATCGTGGCATTATGGCACATAGCTCACTTACACAAACAACAGTCTTAAAAGGTTACTTCTTTAGCTATCAAACAACCAAAGAAGAATTTTTTAACAATATCAAATTACAACAGGAGTTTGCTCCTAGATAGGGTTTTATGTTACAAATTATGCTGGACTTAGAAACTATGAGTACTAAGTCTAACGCTGCAATTGCTAGTATTGGAGCAGTTATGTTTTCAAAAGATGATGGGATAGTAGATAAGTTTTATCGTACTGTCGATCTTCGTACATCAAAAGCAGCTGGCCTTCACATAGATCCTGAAACAGTAAAGTGGTGGGGTCAACAATCAGAAGAAGCTCGAAAAGCTCTTACAATCGATAATGTTAGTTTAAATCAAGCTTTGGATGACTTTACTGAATGGTATGGTAAAGAAAAGACTCCAGTCTGGGGTAATGGATCAACATTTGATAATGTTATTCTATCTCACGCCTACGATTCATTAAACTTAACTAAACCTTGGCCATGGTATCTTGACTATTGTTATAGAACTATGAAGAACATGTATAAGAAAGTAGAACCTAATACTAGAGAGGGTGTTCATCACAATGCTTTAGATGATGCAATATTCCAGGCAAATCATTTAATTAAGATTATGAGACAAATATGAAAATAGTCATTGTGACAGGTGGGTTCGATCCTATTCATTCAGGCCATATTAATTACATTCGAGAAGCTCGTGAATTAGGTGATATGCTTATTGTTGGCCCTAATTCAGATAGATGGTTGGTAAGGAAAAAGGGTCGTGCGTTTATGAATTATAGCGAACGCGCCACGATACTTTCTGCGATAGAAGGTGTAGATCATGTAATGTCTTATAATGATGACTGTGATAATTCTACAGAACTCATTCAAATGGTTTATCGTAATTATCCCAACGATGAAATTATTTTTGCTAATGGTGGTGATCGAGGCGAAGGCAATGTTGCTGAAGTATCATTACAAAATGTTATTCCAAATCTTAAATTTGCTTATGGTATTGGTGGAACAACAAAGGCTAATTCTTCAAGATGGATCTTAGAAAAGTGGTCACATGACAGAGAAGAAAGACCTTGGGGCTGGTATGACGTACTTAAAAACTATCCAGGTTGTAAAGTCAAAGATATTAGAATTCATCCCAATCATTGCATAAGCTATCAAAAACACAATCATAGATCTGAGCTTTGGTTTGTAGCTTCGGGTCAAGGTAGAGCCATTGTTGGAGATAATGTAATACATCTTGAACCTCTAACATTTACTGTTGTACCTCAGGGTGATTGGCATCAACTTATTAATGGTTCAAATGAACCACTTCATATTATTGAAATCCAATTTGGTGACAAGTGCGAAGAAAGTGATATAGAAAGAGGATAAACATGAAAGTCTACATTAATAAACCCAAAGATAGTTGGATCTCCCCATATGAGATTGTTGAGAGGATAATCTTTTGGCGTAAGATTGACTACGACGAACCACTAGTTGAAAACATAATTAAGTACACAAAGCTTGGTTGGTTCTGTGATAACCTCTTCACTCTTAGAAAGATAGTTGAAAGAGATATACGCTATATTAAGATTGATAAGTGGGATACATGGTCTATGGATTCTACATTATCACCCATCATCCTACCTATGCTTAAACAGCTAAAAGCTACTAAACATGGAGCTCCTTATATAGATGACGAGGATGTACCAGCAAAACTAAGAGCTAACCGTGATACCAGATATAAGAGTACTGTAGATCCAGACCTACATAAAATTAACGATGAAGTTGATAAGAAGTTCTTCAAGCGGTTTGACTATATCCTTGATGAGATGATCTGGACTTTTGAACAACTATCTATTTGGGATAATGAAGCTAAGTTTTATACTCATATGACAAAAACTATTGATTGGGATAAAGATATTAATAAATCAATACGCAATATCAAAGTCGATCGTGTTGGGTTAAAAAAACATCACGCACGTATTGATAATGGTCTTCGTTTATTTGGAAAATACTATAGAACATTATGGGATTAATATGAAAATAGGATTTACTTGTTCGACATTTGATTTACTTCATGCAGGTCATGTTGTGATGCTTAAAGAAGCAAAGCGACATTGCGATCATTTAATTATTGGGGTGCAGACTGATCCTACTATTGATCGACCATCTAAAAATAAACCTATCCAGTCTGTGTTTGAAAGATACGAACAGTTGAAAGCCTGTAAGTATGTGGATGAAATTATTCCATATGCTACAGAAAAAGAATTGCTCGATATCCTTTTATCATATAAAATAGACGTCAGATTTGTAGGTGAAGAATATCGTGAGATAGATTTCACTGGTAAGGACTTAGGTATTGAAATTCATTACAACACTCGTAGGCATAGTTTCAGTAGTTCTGAATTACGTAAGCGAGTATTCACAGCAGAAAAGGTAAAAGAATAATGGCAAACTATGTATCAACAAAAAACTATGGTAATGATTTAGGACTTAGTTGTTGTTTTAGACAATGGCGCAGTACTCATAGTCATTGTTCATTACTACACGGTTACTCAATAGGTGTTAAAGTAGTATTTGAAAGTGAAACTCTTGACGATCGTAATTGGGTTATGGATTTCGGTGGTCTCAAAGCTTTCAAGTCTTGGTTGGACTATATGTTTGACCACACTCTTATTATTGCTCACGATGATCCTTTCTTAGATATATTTAAAAAATTAGCTGAATATGGCCTTCAAGATAAAGGTGGTATTTGTGATCTTAGAATAGTTGAGGCAGTTGGGTGTGAGAAGTTTTCAGAAGCAGCCTTCAAAGAATTAGATACTATCATTAAGACATACCAACGAGGTGAAGCTTATAATTTAACCTCACAAAGTGGTGAAGTATTAAAGTCGTTCACTAATCGATACCCTGTAGGTCAAGGAGTTAAGTTACGTTCTGTAGAAGTATTTGAACATGGCGCTAACTCAGCTGTATACGAACGATAATGAAGATAGCCTTAATCACGGATACTCACTTTGGTGCAAGAGGTGATAGTATTCCGTTTGACGAATACTTTAAGAAGTTTTATAGCGAAGTATTCTTTCCTGAGTTAGAGAAAAGAAACATCACTACTGTATTTCATCTTGGCGATGTATTCGACCGTCGTAAGTTTATTAATTTTAATATTCTCAATTCTTGTAAGCAATACTTCTTTGACGAACTAAAGAAACGAAATCTTACTTGCTACATGTTAGCTGGTAATCACGATACCTATTTCAAGAATACTAATGAAGTGAATAGTCCTGAGCTACTCATATCAAAAGAATACCAACCTAATGTTAAAGTCTTTAGTACCCCTGAAGTAGTGACAATAGATAACTTCTCTGTTCTTATGTTGCCTTGGATATGTTCTGGTAATTATGAAGAAGTGATGGAAGTTATTAAATCAACTCTTGCTCCAGTTGTATTCAGTCACTTAGAACTAGCAGGCTTCTGTATGTATAGAGGTGTTATGAATGAACACGGTATGGATCCTTCTATCTTTAATAAGTTTGATCTAGTCTGTTCAGGTCACTTCCATACAAGGTCATCGAAAGGTAACATTACATACATTGGTAATCCATATCCTATGACCTGGAATGATTATGAGGATGTAAGAGGCTTCACCGTGATGGATACTGATACTTTAGAGATGGAAGTAGTGAGAAACCCACACGACATCTTTATTAAATACAAGTATGATGATATTAGTAACGATGAAGAAAAGACAGACATGAAGCAGTTTGCTAATAAGTTAGTTAAGTTGGTTATTATTAACAAGACAAACTTCTTTAAGTATGACCTATTCATCGATAGACTAAACAAACAAAACCCAATAGAATTAAAGATCATAGAAGATTTTTCTGAGTTTGAGGCTGACGCCTTAGACGATGATAATCTTAATTTAGAAGATACAATTACTCTTTTAAATCAATTTGTAGATGGAATTGAGACTGATGCTGACAAACCTAGAATCAAGTCTTACTTAAAAGATCTTTACTTAGAAGCTCAAACGACTGAATCTATATGATATTATTTAAAGAAGTTACTTGGCGAAATATGCTTTCGACAGGTAACAGTCCTATTACTGTTACTCTAAATCGTTCACCCACTACTCTTATTGTTGGTGAAAATGGTGCTGGTAAGTCTACCATCATCGATGCTATTTGTTTTGCTCTATTCAATAAAGGGTTTAGAAATGTTTCTAAATCTCAACTTCTCAATTCTATCAATCAAAAACAACTTGAAGTTACATTAGAGTTTGTTATTGGTTCAAGAAACTACAAAGTTATTAGAGGAGTTAAACCTAATAAGTTTGAAATCTATATTGATGGTGAACAAGCTAACCAGGATGCCGATAGTAGAGACTTTCAAAAGTACTTAGAAGATCAAGTATTAAAACTAAACTATAAAAGTTTTACTCAGATTGTAATCTTAGGTTCAGCATCATTCACTCCATTCATGCAGCTATCTCAAGGTCACAGACGTGAGATTATTGAAGACCTATTAGATATAAGAGTCTTCAGTACTATGAATTCACTTCTAAAAGATAAAGCAAGACAGCTCAATGATCTTATTAAAACTCTTGATGGCGATCTAAACATTCTAAGAGAGAAAGCTAGAATTCAAACTGACTACATTAAAACTCTAACTAATGATCAGAAGTCAAGAAGTGATGAAACTAATGATATCATTAAGGGTCAGCAAAAAGAAATAGAAGATATAAACATTAAGATAAAAGAAAGCCAGGCTAAGGTTCAAGAGCTATCATCTATGATTGGTCCTAAGGATGAATATGTCAAAGAAAGAAAAGGTCTTTCAGATCTTATAACCAAGTTTGTCGAGAGAATGTCAAAGTTAGAACAAGATATTGACTTCTACCACAATAACGATAGCTGTCCTACATGTAAGCAAGGTCTACCTCACGATCTTAAAGAAGATACCATAAAGAATCATAAAATTAAGATGGAAGCAATAGATCAATCTTATAATGAGATGAAGAAAAAGCTAGACGAACTTAATACAGAGATTGATCGTATGGAGGATATTCAGAATCAAATTACAGATGAGAATATG